TGGCGGCTTTAACCTCGTTTCTTATATCGTCTTCTGTTCCATCAATTACATTTTTATAGTTAATCAGCTCCTCGTTAAGAGCGGGTATTCCAGCTTCTTTAACCGATTTATTATAGAAATCTAGTAAAGAAGTCTGTTGATTAGCCGCCGAAGCAAATTCGGCTCTATCAGCCAATAGTTGCTGATAACCAGGATCTTGAGCTAGTTGTTGTTCAATAGGGCTCAGACCAGCAGGCGACTGTGAGGTTATCTGCGGACTATATTTATTAATAGCACTTTGAGCCTGACCTTGAGTGGTTGGAGCCGCTGCACCAGAAGCTTTAGCGTTATTAAACCCCTGTTTTAACTGGTCAAATACATTCTGAGCCGTGGTACTACCTCCCTGTGAATTTATAAAGTTACTTAGGTCTTGAGGGGTAGAGAACCCTTGTCCGGTCTTTGTATTATAAAATTCAGTAGTGTTAGGGTTGGTCTGTGACGGTCTCTGACCTATCAAAGCATTTATGTCAGTTATCGGTTGAGTGGTAGCAGGTTGTGTATAAGGAGTTGCATTTACTGTAGCTGGACTAGGTTGTTGTGTCGCCACTGGAGCAGTAGTAGCAGGTAAAGGCTGTGGGACTGTACTGGCTGGAATACTCGTAGGCACGGCTGCAGGGGCTGGTGAGCCTTGGGAGACCAAACCGAAAACATTCTGGGCGTTCGCACCTAGACCAGGATTTAAAGTATTAACATAAGAAGCAAGAGAATTAGGGTCACTAAAACCTTGTCCAGTCTGTGTATTGTAGTATTCAGTAGTCCCAGGTGATGACTGTGACTGACGTGTTCCTATGTTTTGGGAAATAAGTTGAGATACTGTGACCATATATTAAGTAGGTGTTCCAAATACCACAATTCTAGACCCTGCTAGGATATTGTCTCCTAGGTCTTGGACAGTGATTGAAGTAATTGCATTAGATGTATTATTCCACGTCGCTTTGATATCGTAAGGATTACCAGCTCCTCCAGCTGCTGACTGATATCCTGCCCCGACTATAGATTTAAAGATAGAAGCAACATTAAAGATACTTAACTCATACCAGACTTCATTTGTATTGACTGTAGGTGTAAGTCCGATATAAGCTGCCGCCGTAGTATTACTGTATGCCGCCGAGTTGCTGGAGACTCTGTAAGAATAATTGTTACCTGTATCACCATTAAATCTTAAAGTCAGACCACTAGCAGATGAACCTGTCTGATTAACAAATATAAAGACCTTTAAGACACCACGGCCCAAGAATGTTCCTGACGCTAAAGTAGCGGCATTATTGGCGTTGGTGACATCTGCTAAAAGATTCATGCTCCCACCAGCTATAGCATTTACCTGATTATCAACATAGAGTTTGTTTACTACCTGTAATTCGTCAGTTGGGGTGTCAGTAATCTTACGCCAAGAGAAAGCATCCTCTTTTAGAAGTCCTTTTACTATCTCTTTAATCTCTAATGTTTCTCCATCTGTAAATAACATTAGCGTTTCCCTCCTTCCACGAAATCAACTTCATATTTTAGACCTTTCCAATTCTTAGAGCCTAGATTGGTGATCCTAACCCCCCAAGAAGTAGCTGGAGACAAAACAGGATTCCATTCCACCATATCCTGACCAATACTTATAGGTGAAGCACCAGCTGTAAATGTTTTACTTGCTAGTACACTTGAAATAGAATTAACAAATTCCACCTTGAAAGAATTATCTGCAACTAGAGGCTCAGTATACAATCTAAATTCTGTGGGCTTAACTTTCTTGGGGAAGATTTCATTTAGGCTTTCCCACGTACCAGTAAGCACCGAAGCTGTACCTGTAGGGACAATAGAAAATTTATACAAATAACCCTTTAATGTATTAGAGCCAAGTCTTTCTAGTGTAGAGAAGTATACTTTAGCTACGCCATACATATCTCCTGTATACCCTCCTGCGTGACTACCATATAGTAAATTAGTGATAGGTAGACACATTGGTACTTGTAAGACTTCTTGGACACCACTGGCAACCGAAGCCTGAGAAAATAAACGCAGCGGTCTAAAGAGTCCATTGTTTACATCTTGGTCATACCTCCCATACATCATTAGTCCACCTGTAAGTTGGGTAGTACTAGAGACATATTCGGGTGACATAAACCCAAACATGTTACCTATAGAGAAGGTAGAACCAAAGCTCGGTGATTGAAATTTAGGTATCGTAAGTAGTTTTTCATTATCAGAATATAAAGCAGCCCCAGACATATCATAACCCATAGTGTAGTTAGACCGTCCGTAGGTCTGATTAGCTGTCAAACTGTAACCATCAAACGCTGTATAGGCTGTATAACTATTGTCTGTGCCGTTCCATAGGAATTTAAACGAACTAGAACTAGCTATGTTAGCTGTCATACCTGAGACATTATCAAAAGTCAAAGGATTAGACTCATTAATACTAGAGACGGTAATTATCATATAGTTACCATCTGGCGTTAGGTCTAAGTCTCTGATATATGTACCAGAAGGAAACCCGGGTGATAGTTTAGTGTAGGAAGTGACAGTTTCAGTTGAGTCAATCTCTATCAAGTTGTTTCCATTCGCAAAATACATCTTACCTAAGAACTGTACAGAAGGTCTTGGCACATTACCTGTAATAGAACTGGCGGCTGCAACTGATGGATTACCAGCACTGCCATCAAAATTAACCTTTATGATATTAGAGTCAGTCCCAATAAATATCTTGGAAGTAGACCCATAAAACTGCATAGAAGCCCCATAAGAGGTAGTATTTGAGCTAAAACTAGCCAGTACACTCCCTGTATCGTAACTAGGATTATTTAAGCTAGGTTTGTTTACCTCCGTCTTAACAAGTTTTTGGTCCAGTCCATAAGAATAGGCTGTGACCACACTACCTTCTACCCTGACTCTAGAAGTAGACAATGGATAATTTAAGGTCGCGCCGATTATAGAAGGTTGTTCCAGCCAAGAAAGGTTCTTTGGGTAGGAAAACGGGTCATAACCAAAACTGGCATCGTATTTAGCGAAGCCAGAGTTCATGGCTCCTACGGTTTGCCTAGTCAGAGCACCTGTGAAATTGTCTACTACTTTAGTAATCATTTAAAATTCGTATCCAGTTATTTGTATGGGGACTGCCTGAAGTGGTTGCTGTGAACCCTGGCCCAGAGTATTTGTATATTGCCCTACTCTCTCTTGATACTTTAAATTCAGCTGATCGCCAGTAACTTGATTATCTTGTCCTTGTAAAGAGTATTTATAATTAGCCGCTATCCTATAACCCAATAAAGCTGCGTCTACATTTTCCGGATAATTTACTGTATCGGAAACTGAGGAGTAGACAGAGGGTTTGGCATAATAGAACATTCTCATCATAGCGTTAAGGTTGTGCGAGCTAGTAGGAGTGGGGAATATCTCAAACCTATCCCCTCTATCGTCAAAACAGGGGGAATTAGCGTCTGCATTTACTCTAAGCCAACCGAAACCACCGTTAGGCAGGTTAGATACATCAACTTGTGAGGCTACCCTGTAATCATCTTGTTTAGTCCCTCCATAATTCAATTCTAGGACCTTCAGAGCTAGTGTAGAAGGGTTTGTTGGATATGAATATACCCCCACACCAGCAGTACCAGTAATAGAGGCTTCTTGAATGGATGACGCATCCACTCTCTTATCTACCAGTCTTCTGTGAAAATCCACCAAGGCTTCGTTGGCGAATTCTAAACCAGCTGCATCAGTCAGACCATTAGAGTCAGTTTGTGCAGCTGTCCTTGCAAATGATAATACAGAAGAAAGTACCATATATATTCTTGTCTTAATCCCCAAGCCCTAAAAAGGGCTCAGAGTTAAAACACGAACTAGTTACTGAAAGCACTCTCAATACGCTGGATTCTTTGAACGCCAGGAGTATCTTCAAATCTAGTAACACCCAGTGCAACCTTACCACTAATAGAAGTGTAGAGGTTAAGAGGGTTATTAGAGTCTGGAGTATTAACAATAGTAGCTTGTGGTTGCTGGAAATAACCCCAACCAAAGCTTTCAGCTCCGACCACAGTAGTAGGTAGTACTGGGACAGTGGAGTTAAAGTAGTTTTGGTTTGCTGATTCAAGGTATCTAACACCTCTGAATTCAGTTACGGTTCCAGCCAAAAGGTCATCAACAGAAGTATAACGACCAGCATCCAACCAAGAACCAGTAGCGGTATTGGACATCAAGTCAGCCATAACCATAGGATGGATAACAGCCACATAGTATCTACCTGAGAATGGTCTTAGACCAGCTGCATTAGCTGAGCGAAGCATCTTCACGGCACGTACCATATCGGTCTGGGTGATAGTGTCGCCAGCACCAAGTGAAGTACGAGAAGTCTTTCCACCAGAATAGATTACCCCATTAGTACCTGCGTTAACTACAGTCTGAATGATTGTATCTACCATACGAGCAAGAGCTTCTCTTACTTGTCTAGTTGCAGATTCTACAACCTCAATAGCACTGTTATGTACCAAGAGGTCAGTAACCTGTACCAAGATACCATATTGTGCAGGACCAGTTGAGTAAGCACCAGCACCCCAAGAAATAGCTGTAGGGTTTGTACCTTCTGTGATTGCGGTCACACCTTCAGTACTAGACACTGGGAAACCAGGAGAAGTAGAAGCTGCACCACCTTGAATACTAGCACCAGCACCCCAAACTGAACCACCACCAGCAGCTCCACCAGGACCACCAACAGTCAACATAGAAGTGTTGATCTTAATTGGTAGCTGGTTTGTTTGAGGGAACAAAATTCTGTCAAAACCCTTTGGGGCATCTCTCTTGAGTCCCAAGCGGGCATATTGAAGGTCAGGTTCAAGTGTCCTGACTTCGTCGTTGATGTATGCGGTCAAAAGTTCTGAGGTATTGGTAGATGCACCACCCCAACTAGTGCCGCGAGCTGTAACTGCCATAAATTAAATTTCTTTCTGAACCTGCTAGATTGTGCTTCCTCTACGCAAGAGTTGACTTATGGCACCGCCGTCAGCTTCAGCCTGTAGCAATGCATTTCGTCTCTCTTCTTGAGTCATGTCTCCAACACTCTTCTCTCCACCACCTCTAAAGGCATTCGGAGAAGTACCACCAGCAGGACTTTCAGCAATTGGCTGTGGGTTACTCATAGGAGGCTGATATTTATTCTCTTTGACGAGAATAGACACTGCTGCATCTTCTATGCTGTACCCATTATTCACCACTTTATCCATAATCTGTTCTTGGTATTCAAGCACAGCTGGATTCTGTGTTGCGAGTGTACCGAGTCCTTTGTAGAACTCTACTTCTCGCTTAGTCTTTTGGATCTCTTCCTGCTGGAGTTGCTTTTCTTTGAGTGCTGCGTCACGCTCTTCGGCGACAGTGCGCACTTTATTAGCAAGGCTCCTTAATCTGTTATCGCTCTTGTCCTCTACGGGACTTTGAGCATTATCTTCTAAATCTATCAATTCTTCATCTGCCATATATACATTATCTTTGGCGGCGAACCCAAAGTAAGATTAGCTTATTTACACTTATTGGTAGTAGCCAACTGCCAACAAGGACTATACATTGTTAACCCTAAACCTAGCTAAATGCTTTTGTGAGCATGTGTAGTTATCACACACAACTACTACAGCACCAGGATTAGTAGGGCTATCATGGATATTTAAAATATGTTTATATACCACATCTTCCGGATTCTTGGAAGCATCACAGTAACTGCACATAAGCTCCCCCATATTCTTAAAGTGGTCGCAGAGAGTATATTGCAAGTGGGCTGGATAATTAGGGTCTTTCACGCCACACCACTCACATGTTCCACCCCTAACTTGTGGGTATTTGTGAGTAAATGGAACTGTAGATCCGCCTACTCTTTCCGCTCTCTTTATTTGAGTATCATTCATATTGTTTTATCTGCTCTTGTATGCGAGCTAATTCCTTTAAATAACCTTGTAAACTTCTCTCTAAATCAAGTTTCTTTAACTCACCAATCGCTCCCTGTGTTCTGTAAATGTCTATAGTATCACGTTGCTGATGCAGAGTATTATTTAGGTTTTCTAAACGATCATCTATATCGTCTCTTATCAGTGTCCATGCCTCAGAATTAAGTAATGTCCTATGAGCTAGTATCAACTTTTCTAGGCGGACTAGCCTTGCTCTTAGGATAATTACTTGGTCTTCTTTTTTAACTTCCTCGGTATCTACCAAGGTTGATACATGGTCTTGCAATACTTTAGAAATATTCATTACGCAGTGGCTGACTGGCTTTGTACTTTAACTTGAGTTCTGACTGAAGCAACACCTGTCACCGCAGCACCCACGATAGTAAAGGTACGAGCCAAGGGACTCAAAAGAGGTAGACCGGAGACTTGGTTGGCTCCCAAAGTAGAAGCTGAGGTATTAGCGATACCGACGGACAATACTGAGTTGGCTGGGAAAGCATTAATAGCTGTAGCCATACCACCAGCATTTACGAAGCCAGCGGTGAAGGTAGCGTTTTGGTTTCCTGCTGTGTTTGAAATAACACTAGTCCTGCCGACATCATACCAAGTTGTTCCGCCATCATCAGTAGTCTGTAGCACTACACTGACACCTGCACCCGCCACGGATCCAGTGACTTTTACAATCACACTGTCAGCATCTTGTGGGATATTGAAAGTATGAGCGATACCACCAGCCACCGAAGCAGCTCCAATGAGTCCATTGTCCTGTACATCAAGTACAGTCTGTAAGGGTAATCTTATTGCCATATATTTTATTTACTAAATTTACTATTAAACATTAATCTTTCTGCTGCCGTATTAAGTCTCGCACGAGTTCCTTTTCCGGAGTGGTGTGGGACTTTCTCTGGCAACGCTTTCTCTTCTTCTGTATGCTTCGACCATTCTTTTGCCATCTCAGGCTTATTGGCATACATCCATTTTTCTTGAGCTTTAGATTTAAATGGCATATTTTAATATTCTGCTAATAATACACTACCAACACCAGAAGTAATTGTGGCTATATTGTTAGCTAGTCCGTTTATTACGCCCTTTCCAACAACACTAGCTGTTGCTCCTTGTCTGGTACGAGGGACAACCAACATCATAGTTGTGCCTGCTGGGATATAGTTATCAAAGTTGGCTGCCGCTGCCGATATAGAAACACCGATAACTGAATTCCCCCATTTAATCCCGGCTCCTGTTCCCACCGCTGTTACACCGACTACTGTGGTATTAGCATTTAAGGCGGTAGTAGATGAAGTTGAGGCATTTTCTCTAGCAGTACTAGCTAAAGCCGGTACGTTAGGGGGGGAATTATGCAGCGGATTTCCAAATTCGTCTACAGGAGACGCTTTTGCATAATTAATCATAATTTATTTAACTTTCTAATAACTTTGTTTAGAGCTTTAGCCAATAAATTTATATCATCTCTACCAAAATCTTCTGGTACTTCTTCAATACCATATACATATTTGATAGTGGTGTCTTGTCCAGTATTAACTACTGAATCTTTATCAAACTCTACAACATCATTTTTGATCTTAGGCATTTGTATTTCCTCTCATAGAATTATTTGGATTGATTTCAGCTTTTAGAGAAGAAGCCGCTTCCATTGGATTACTCTTCTCTGCTCCTATATTAATATTACCCATACCCCCAGAATTATTGTCAAGCATTTGCCCGGTCATCTGCCCACTCATCTGTTGTAATTGAGCTGCTTGTTGTTGTGCTTTTTGTTCAGCCAACATCTTCTGGTGCATCTCTATGTGGAACCAACCTGCCCAAGTCTTAGGCTCCAACATCTGGTGAGTGTATAAATGGGCGACATGGTCGTCAGTTGGCAATGCATCTACCCATTCATCTTGCTTCAATCTCTCGTTCTCACTTTCAGCCTGTATCTCATCTAAAGTCTTGGGTAACATTACGTCAATCTGACTAGGGTCTTCTATCATTAATGGCCAGAAAATATGCTTCTGCCAATTTCTAAAACCATTAGCGTCCATAGAAGCTTGCACGGCTGGATATAGCTGCATCATATCTCGCCTCTTAACCAGGTTCTTATACTCAGCCTCTTTAGCTGAGTATACAAATACACCAGGGGGAAAGTCAGTATTAAAATCGGACAAATCTACTTCTGTACTTGTAACACCCTTAACACCCACGATATTAGCTATCTTAGTACCCAGTTCTTTACCGTGTTTGGCGTATCTATGAAACCAATGACTCCAAAATTCAGACTCACCAAACTGCATTATCTTGCTCTGTAGACTCTGTGCCATATCGTTTAACTGCTGGTCTATAGCTGCCTCTGTCGCTGTATTTGAGGTCTTATTCTTCTGCGGTTGGAGCGTAACACCAGTACCAATAGGGGCATTAGCCTCCTGTTGAAGCATAGAGATGAAATTAGTCAGCTCGGGAGTAAGAGGTTCCTTAGTATTTATTGGACCGACGGCCAAAGCCCCATCACCGTCTACAGGAATATGCTGATTAATTTGCCTAGACATGAATTGCGTCACATCTTTTACCCTGTTCGGATCATACCAATACACAGGGTTTGCTTTATCTTTAGCTGCTATAAAAGCAAGATTGAGCAGTACACTCTTGGCTCTATGCTTATCTTCCAATAAGTCCGCTATACCGAAGTTAATTGAAGCATG